CGGTGAGGAAGTGCTTGCGGGTGATGGGGCGATGCGACATATCGTTCTCTTTCTGTTCGTCTGCTGATGTGTTTCTTAACTACACCACGCGCATACCCGTATAAACAACTCTTTATAATCCAGCGCCCAAAAATGAGACTGGCATAAACGGGTATCTAAACAGCTAAATCACCGAAAAACACGAAGTCAGCCCGAAACCAACCGCCGACATATACAGGTACGATATGCCGTCGATATTGGAGAAAACAGGTACACAAAATAGGGAGTAAATAGTGACCTCACGCCACTAACCCCTCCAACGCCTCAGCAAACGCCGCAGAACTCGAACGCACCACATATGCCTGCCGCGTCATAGCCTCCGACGCATGCCCCAACTGCAACGATGCCTCCGACAACCCGAGCACCTGATCAAGATGCGTCGCCGTCGTCTTCCTCAACACATGCCATGTCACCCACTCCAGGCCAGACCCGGCCAAAGCCTTCTGCAGATGAGCGCGACTCATGCCGTACTTGATGGGCCGCCCCATATACTCGAAGACAAACACGGCGCCCGTTGCGGCCCGCGCTCGCCGCTTCTGCAGCACCTTCAAAACGAACGCCGGCACTTGCAGGGTCCTTGGCTGATGAGTCTTCGTGTCCGCCTGCCAACCCGCGCCATGAATCAGGGTGCCGTTCACGGTCACCGTGCCAGCATCCAGATCAACGTCCACCCACCGCAGGCCCGCGCCCTCACCCCAGCGGCAACCAGTGCCCAGCAGAACATCCACCAGGTCAGCCAAATCACCAGAGACCAACGACCGGAGCTGCTGAACCTGCTCCAGACTCAGCGCCTGCACCGTCTTCTTCTTCCCCTTCACCGACCTCGTCGACAGCACAGGGTTATACGGCACAGCGCCCAAACGTACAGCCTCATCAAAAATCATGCGGAGCACCAGACGCCGATTATGACGCGCAGACGGGGCAGACACAGACGCCAAATACGAATCAAGGCCCCCAGCCGTCGCCTCACGCAACTGCAGAGCACCCAAATCACGACTCACAGCCGCCGCCAACAGCCGATAGTTCCGGACCGTATTCTTCGCCAACGAATTATCCAGCCCGGCCAGCCACCGCTCCGCAGCCTCACCAATCGTCATACTCGCGTTCACCGACTGGCCAGCCGCCGGCAGACTCGACAGCTTCAGTTTCAGCTTCGTCTCAGCCGCCGCCCGAGTCGCCGCCTGCGCCGTCACATCGCGCCGCACACCACGCTCATCACGAAAATACGTGCGCGCCCTCCACGTCTTCGCCCGCAACCGCCGCACAGTAATCACACCATGCGACCCAATAGGCAACGGGTCCCTCACCATCGCTCATCTCCTTTCCTCCCCTCCAACCACGCAGAGAGAATCCTCGGGGTAACATCCAAATCAGCCGCCGCAGCAGACAACGAATCAGGCGACACAGCCAAAGCCGTCCGCACAGACACAGGATCAAGCAACCAACCGGCGGCCGTCAGGTCTGCCCTGCGCTCGCGTTTGCGCGCGGCAACGTCGTCGAGAAGGGCATGAGTATCGCCGTTGACGGCATGCGCCAGCTCGTGTGCAAGGACACACCGGCGTTGGCGGCGTAGGAGCCCTGGGCTGGTGAGAATCGTCTTTGTTGTCTCGTCCCAGAGAGCAAGCACCCCTGCAGGTGTTTTGGCATCAATGATGCGGATGCCCAGCTCTGCGGCGTGGGCATCTGGGTCATATGTATTTACAGAAGTCATGAGTGAATCGGTTTTTGGTGATGGAAGTTATACCTGGGCTGGCTAAAGCCCCATCTCTTTCTCATGGGCAGTGGACGCCTTCATGAAGATATCCGTGGGGCTCAGCCTAAGCGCTTCGCAAATCAGGTCCACTTCGTTGGTATTGAGAGGTGACGCGTCTTGGTTAATAGTGGTGCTCAAACGAGCCTTACTAATCCCCGTCATGTCTTCCAACATGCGCAAGCTTAGGCGTTGCCTCGCAACTTCGGCACGCAATTCCGCATTAAGAAGCTGACTAAAGCGATTTGCAGGGCCAGCGCCCTTGTGGTTTCCTTTTACGCTACTCATCCCAAGTCCTCAGTAATAATATCGTCCACAGGGTGTGCGGCAAGGCGGTAGCTGGCCTTGGCCGCAGTTTCAGTGCGGGCAAGAATCTGCGCCGCTAATTCCTTATCAGATGTTGAAGCAGTTTCAGCAGCTAGTTCCTTCTGCAATGTTGCTTCTGCGCGGAAGCATACTTCGGCAGGGTTCAATCCAAGTGCTCTGCAGATGAGTTCAAATTCATTCGTATTAAGCGGGGAAGAGTCGAGGTTCAACGTCAAGGAGAGACGATTGCGGCTGACTCCTGTCAATTCCTCCAGTGCTCGTAGAGATAGCCGGCGGCGTGATTGTGCGGCGCGGAGCTCCTCGTTCAGCAGCTGACTAAAGCGATTTGCGGGTCCGGTGCCCCTGCGGTTTCCTTTTACGCTACCCATCCCGAATCCTCAGTAACAACATCGTCCGCAGGGTGTGCCGCCAAAGCATATCCTGCCTGCTTTGCGGCTTCGGCACGCGCCAGAATCTGCGCAGCCAACTGAGCATCAGTAAGGGGAGTCTCCAGCTGTTCTCGCAGCGCATTGTCTGCGGCAGAAATAATAACCGTCATGTCCACATTGAGCGCGGCGCAGATAGTCTTGAGATCACGAACAGGGAGCGAGCCCTCCGACCGATATACAGAGCGGCTGAGCTTGCTCTTGGAGATACCGGTTTTGGCGGCTAGGGTAAGTAGGTCTTCACCTCGCCTTACCATCCACACTTTAACTTCGCGGTTTACAAAATCATTGAAGGCATCTGCCTGGGATTGCAGTTCTTTGATGTCTGTCATGGGAACAGTCTACAAGATTTCTAAAAAAAATTCCTGTTTCAGGTTGCACATTCCAAAAAATAGGAATATGATAGTTGCATACCAACGAAAGGAGGCACTGAGATGCAGAAGGAAACCTTCAGTGAAAACATGCGAATGGCATTAGCAATGAAGGCCAAGACGCAGCACAGTCTAGCCGCAGCATCGGGGCTTCACCCCAGTCGCATTAGCGCAATCGCCACCGGCAAAGCAGACCCCCGCATTACCGAAGCATGGAAGATTGCAGAAGCCCTGCAGGTACCTATCACATGGCTTTTTGAAGACCACTCCACAAGCATGGGCGTCACTGTCTAATTTTTTTACCCACCATTCCTAAATTTAGGAGCCATTCCTGGAAAAAGGACGTGAAATGCTAACCATTCCACACGAGGGACTGACCATCTGGTCACCCGATGAACTCGCCGAGGCTCTCGGAGTTTCTGCCACTACCCTCGCCGATTGGCGAACGGCACGCACCGGACCCGAGTTCATCCGAACCAGTGCTGGACAGCGCGGAGGCCGCGTCTACTACACCTCAACCGCCGTCACCGCCTGGCTCACCCAGCTACCTGTCACTCACACCAACAACTAGAAAGGACTGGCTGTTATGTCCACACCGAAGACGCCGCGCAACCGCGCAGCAGGCCGCCAGCACCGCCACACCGCACTCCAGACAATCATCGACAACCACGAAACCCTCACCACCAACCTTGCAGAACTCGAAGGAACCGTCACCCAGCGCATGAAGGACATGCGAAACAACATCGGCTACAGCATGGGACGCGTCGTCGAAACCGAACGCAAGGTAGCAGAGATTGAACCCGCGCTCGCGCTCATCCAGGAGTCCAGCAAGCGACAGGTGACTATCAACAAGATGACTCACGGCATGCAGAAGGATCATCAGGAAGCTATCGCCCAGCTCATCCTCTCCACCAACAAGGTGAACGGTCGCGTGGACGCTCTCCAGCAGAAAATCACCATCCTCAACAAAGAGCTCGACGAGACCAATAAGAGGCTATTCCAGCTCGCATGGATCAACACCATCATCTGGTTCTGCGCAGCACTCACCATCTTCGCTCTCCTCATCGTCCCGTAAGGAAACACCAATGGAACACACTATCCGAAAGGCGAAGCTCGTCGTCTGGGGACTCGTCCTCGCATCCGTCACCATAGCCGGCATTGCGACCGCTCAGGAGGACATCGGTATTCGCGCCGTCATTTTTGTTGTCTCGCTGATTCCTGCAGGCCCCGCCATTCTGCTGGGCTCGTGGGTGAACGATATGAAGGTAGGCGGTACCGGTGAGCGTTAGGGCTAACTTGCCGTCCCCCGCTGATTGGGGGGGGTCTGAGCGTTTGTACACGTTGGCTGAGGCGGCTGAGGTTCTGGGTATTAGCCAGGGGACGCTGCGGAAGCGTGTGCATGGCTGGACCATCAAGGCTGCGGCGTGGAGCGAAGAGACTAGCTACTGCTTCGCTCAGTCTTCGTTGGATAAGGCTCTGGAGCATGCGTCACAGCGGCACGCTCGCCATAGGACGTATCGGGGGTGTTTCCCGAGTGCGGAGATGCTGACCCCGCCTCGGATGAAAATCTCCACGATTGATTGGGTCCGCCCCTATGAAGGGAAGGGCAAGTAATGGATACCTGTAGCAGTTGCGGGGCGCCTGCAGAGGAACGTACTCGCGGTTGCAAAGCGTGCGCGAATCGCCACAACCGTTGGCGCCGTGCTGGGGACCCGCGCGCCATCCGTTCCCCGGGTTACGGCTTATGCGGCAGATGCGGAGGCTCACTCCTGGCACGGAACCTGACGTGTAAGACCTGCGCGCACCGCCACGACCACTGGGTCCTGGTCGGGGACTCGCGTGGTATCCCCCGGCCGCGGAAGGCCTGCAAGGGCTGCGGCGGAGACATTGACGAGTACACGGACGGATGCCTCATCTGCAAGAGGCGGAAAGCTGCTCGAGCTCGCAAGGAAGCCAAGGAACAAGACGTGCAATACTTGCCGGCTGACCCGGCGCCGGAAATCCACCCCGTCGACGCAAAAACCCTCGACAGCCCCCGAGACATCGAGAACCTCCACCACCTTCAATCATGGCTGAGCGCCCGCCGCGCTCGCCTCACCAAGAAACACTAACCACACTAGGAGTCACCATGCGGCACATCATGCACACCGTTGAGCATGCCGCCCTTGTCCAGGCCGCCGCCTACGGCAAACACCGCGCCGGCACGCTCTGCGGCAAGACCGTCGACATTGACCTGTCCGGATACTTCATCACCTACGACCACCAGCCGCAACGCACCCCGGCAAAACTACCCGGCGTCTGCGCCCCCTGCCCCGCCTGCCGATGGGAGATGGACAATGCTTGACGCAGACATCCTCGGAACCCTCGCAGAAGCAGTCTGGCTCGACCACGCCACGAACTGCCGCATGAGCGAAACCCACCGCCGCGCCCTCTACTGGATCACCCTCCACTCAGACACCAACGGGCACAGCGACCTCTCCCCCACCCGCCTCGCCCAACACCTGGGCATCTCCCAGCCCACCGCCAACAAACTCTGCAAAGAGCTGCGTAACGCAGGGCTGGTCACCTTCCTCAAAATCATCCCCTCCGCATCGGAATACCGGTGCGAACTCAACATCGAACGAATCGGAGCGCTGACATGAGCTACGGACACATCCTAGCCGCGTGGAAAGTCACCGGACTCACCCCACGGGAAAAGGTGGTGCTGCTGGCGCTCGCCGACTGCATGAACGCCACAACGGGGATGTGTTTCCCGAGCGCGCGACGGCTCAGCGAAATGACGGGGATTCATGACCGGAGCGTATGGAGGGTGCTAGGGCTTCTCGAAGAGAAAGGATTGATTACGCGGATCAATCGGGAACTGGATAGAGGCGGGAAAAGCTCAAACCGTTACCTTCTCCATTTGTCGGAGCCTGTCCCACCACCGACCTCACTCCCCATGACGGAGCCAGCACAGCCCTATGAAGAAATCTACACACCCCCCTATGACAAAAACGACATAGC